GGGGCGGTGGATGCGGAAGGAATGGAAAAAGTCGAGTTGAGGGCGTGTTTTACAGCGTTTCTCGTGTGTCTGGTCTTGCCATTTTAGCACGGTTTCGCCAACTTGTCAAGGCGTAAAACGGAGTATTTCGCGGAGGATTTTTAATGACGGGTAAAGAATGAGGTGGAATTGGCCGATAGAATGGGAAGAGCGGATAGAAAAAGCCGGGGAGGCCTGCCAGCCCCCCCTTGTTGATTACTGCTTCTTTTTCAGAAGAGCGATGACTCGCACGGCCGTTGCGATTAGTCTTGCGAGTTCTTTCAAGAACTGTCTTCTATCCACTCATTTTCACCTCCTTTGGAATTTTAACTAAGGTTAAGGTTTCAAGGAGGCTTTTTTTTTCTTGCCCCCTTTCTTATATTAATATTATCGGTTTCCGCCTGCCCATTCTTTAATTTTTGAGGATATTTTTTAGAATAAAATACCAATATTTAAGAAGTAAAAAAACGCCGTAAAATACGGCACTTGATGAGGTTTTTCAGTTAAAGTTAGGGTAAAAGACAGCGCATCCTCCTCTGCCTGTCGATGGCGTAGAATCAAAAGAGATCGTCCAGCTGTAGCCGTCGATCGGATCCATTCCAAAAGTACTCCAAGTTTTAGAGCTTGTCCAGACGATCTCACCTGTGTCATGGATGACCTTTACGGTGCCTTTTACTGGGCCGTAAAAAAATCTTAGGTTAATTTCAATATCCGCGGTCTCCAACCGAAACGTCTGTTTCTCCACATCGCCAATGATCTCCAGTGATCGGCGATAGCTTTCAAATTTTGAATGATCGGCGTGATAGACCTGAAGCAACGGAAAAGCCTCCGACATGCTGTACGCGGTCCCGATCGGAGTGAGCATCGAATCTCCGAAAACTTCGCCGGTCTCCGGGCGCCAGTATCCTTCTCTGTAGATCGTGCAGATCTCCGCTGGAAGAAGAAGGCATGTTTGGGGGACTATGAAATCGTACCAACTTTGCAATATCGAGGCGATCTCATCATCTGAAAGGCGCGCGCGGATCTTCCATCTTTCCAGTTCCGACGTGTCCGTAAGACCAAAAAGCGGAAGGATCGGGATCGATACACGATTCCAGGTCTCATTGATGAGCGGTGAATTTCCGTCAAGAAAAAGCGGCCAGCCATGAACATGATATGCCCACTGCAACGACGCCAGATAGCTCAAGTTCAGAAGATCTCCGCCCCAGCCGGAGTTTTCAGGCGGGAGTATGTACATATTACGCCCGACGCCGAAGTATCTCTGGATCTCCGCCGCGTGATGAAAAAGGACTCGGATGTCTTCATTTGTCACGGCTCCATTCCTTTCTGCGAGTTAAAATGTACCAGGGCGGCGGATGTTTTGAAGTTTCGCGTCCAGGACTCGATCCATTCTCCTGAAAGTGTGAACTCTTCCGCAAGCTCCGGTGCCGGAGTATAAACTCCGCGAAATGGCGAATGCAGGCCGGGTGTGTATGTCGGAGCGATCCACTCGTTTTCAAGAATATATCCTTCATCCTCTCCAAGAGTCCCGTAAATGAGAGTTTTTCGCAACTCGTAAAGTTCCAGGAGAGTAAGTTCCCGCCAGCTGTTCCCATCCGCACTATAGAAGTTAAATTTGCCGTGAAGAGCCGTACCTTCGCAAGTCCATCGTCCCTGTGAAAATTCCGGATCCGGAAAGTAGTATTCACCGTCACGATACCGGAGAGGAAAAGAGTCGGAATCGGCGGAAGTGAGGTATTCAAAAAGGGTGCTGTACTCTTTGTTTTTTGGAAGATCCCAGACTGGTGAACACCGGAGGGAGTATCCGTCATCGAACGGCATGCATTCCAGAGAAACACGGTTAGGGACCGGAGATGAAATGAAACAGGAGCTGGATTTTTTAAAAGTGAAAAATTCCAGTGGTTCGCCTTTCTCCTCAAGATCCCAAGCCAGCGCGGTCTGGATCGTGAATGTCCCCTGCAATCCGCCCGCTTCGTAATCCTCCCAAAGTGTGCCAAGCTGTCCAATGCCGCCACTTGTCCAGGTCATGAAGCCGGGAAAATGCGGATCCTGATGAAGATGATGAAGTATCTCAAAAGATTCCACTTCGACAAGTTCTCCATCCGCATTTTTTGTGTAAAAAGCGAAGTTCGCGCCGTCTTCCGTATTGGTCGGCAAGGAATAAACCTGAGCAAAAGGATCCGAGGCGCGATCTGCTCCAGGGATCGAGAGTCCCAGCTGGTATCGGCCTTCAAAGCCGTTCCAGTAGATGATCCGTCCATCATTCGATTCGGTAGCGGCCATCATATTATCAACAGTTCCGCATTCACCAAAGATAGACTCCGCATGTGATTGGGACGTCCAAATAAATCCCATTTTCGCGGGGTCGCGATACCTCTGCCCGTCGTAAACGCAGACGGGAGCGAAATCCAAAAAAATCTGTTTGTCCCAATCCCACAGGTACGCGATCTTCTGGATCGGCACCGCATAGGAAGCATGGAGCGTGATGAGACCTTTCACATCGAGCCAGATCCACGGATTCGCGCATGACTGGATCGCGTTGACCTGTACAGTCCGCGCGGGGTATCGGCCTTCACACCATCGGCGAAAGAAGATGTTTGAGGGAAGCGCGGGATAGGAACCGCACCATCCTCCGGAATGCCAAAAGCCGGAAAGTTCCGCAATGGGCGAACTTCCTCCTTTTCGTCTAAAAAAAAACCATTTTCCGGCGGATTTCACATACCGGCACTCAACGACCGTTCCGGCCGGGATACTTTCCGAAAAGTCAAGGTTCGGAGCGGGGTAAACTTCCAGTGTATCTGTACCGAAAACAGTGTATCCCTCTAAAAGGTCTACCGTGACCGCCGTTTCCGCATTTCCAGAAAATTCCGTCTCCAACCGGCCGAAAACTTCTGAAGGTGTCGGAGTCAGGACCAATGTGCGGTTAAATGTGTCGGAAAACGCCAGGACTTCCGCATCCTGCGGGATCGACGTCGGCTCCAGATTCAAACACTCAAGCGTGCTTCTTGCTCCGGAAATGGAATGCAGACGGATCGTCTCTTTATCAGCAGTCGAGAACTTTTCGACCGTCCCCCAGGCCGCGGGGATCTCTTCCGAAGCGTCCTGTTCACCTCGTCCAGGGATTACTTCCGCCGCTTTTGAAAAATTCACGCGGGTCTGAATGTCATTCTGGTTCGGAATATTCAGCAGAACAGACGGCGGGTTTTGTTCGACCATTTCGGCCAAAGTTTTCGCAGTATAAGGATTTTTGAACGCGTATGCCGGCATGTTTTACTGGAGCCTTTCTTCGGAATTGTCAGTTGGCCAAACGATTTCAAGTTCGTCGAATTCCGCTTCCTGATAAGTATGAAACGTCAGGACATTGGGAATATCAGTTTCGTTGATCGTTCCGTCATGATTTAAATTCACGGTACAATTTTTCCCCAAAATTTCCGCAGTCGTTTTGACCTCGCCATCCGGTTCAGTTCGGGCTTTGGTTCCCTGATGAAGTATGTTTGCGGCAAACGGCATGTCGGAATCATCGCGAAAAAGAAAACGATAGGTCGTTTCCAGATATGGCGTTCCATGGACAAGTTTCAGGCTGGAACGAATGTCATCCAGTAAAACGTGTCCAGGCCCCCAACCCAGGAAGATGCTTTTGTTGGTCCGCTTCAGGTACTTTTTAATGAAATCGAGTTTCTGCTTGGAAAAGGTTTCATAGCGAGTCACGACGAGGACCGGCGCGACGGTCTCATGTTCGATAAAAACCGGTTCTCCGACCGCGTTCACGACCGGTGCTCCGCTTCGGGCATCCGCCAGAAGCGGTTCCGTGCAGGATGACGATTCAAATGAGATCTGAACCGGCCAATCCCGCGGATCTTTCGTTCCGTTTCCCAGACCGCCGCCGATACCGCCGGAACTTTCAACAGATTCCGAATCGAAACTGTATTCGATCGTCCAAAGCATTTTCCACTTTCCATTTCGCTGGATCGCGGAGACTTCCTTGAGCTTATGGCTGGAACATCGGCATGATTCCGCTTCCGGTCCTTTCAGTGACCCCAGACCGGAAAACGGCTTGCCGATCTGCGGAAGCTGCTCTAAAGCAAGAATGTCTGTCCACTTTTCTGAAAGTGAATCTGACTCGACCTGAAATGTCAAAGAAAACCGTGTTTGAAGAAACTCTCCCAAGCCTTTGCGCTTGAGTAAGGATTCGATCTCCGAACCAGTAACTAACCCGATAATGTGTGCCATATCCTCTCCTAAAACGCAATGATCCCTTCATCTTCGAGCAGCGTGGTCAGTTCATCAACTTTCCCATTCAGCTGTTCCACTCCGTCCGCGGTCCGCTCCGCCGCATTATTCGTTGTTGCGTTGCGCATGTTCTGAAAAAATGTTGACCAGAACGATTCGGTGTTTTGATGCACTGTTGACATTTGCGCGAGTTCTGAAGCTCCGCCGCCCGCGAGCTTTTTTACCGATTCCGGGTCGATGAGCTTCGGCGCGGGCATTCGGAAGGCGGACTCGTCGAGTTTTGACACATCTTCAGGTGTAAACTGTGCGTCCTTTTCGGCTTCTTCGACTTTCTTTTTTAGAGCTTCGATCCGCTGTTCATTGGCATCTTTTTCAGCGCGGAGTGTCGCGTCGATCGTTGATTTGAACTCGTCGAGCCATTGGTTATTCGCGTCGATCGTTCCCTGATCACCGCGCATCCAGGCGACGGCATTCTGAAGTTTAACGCCGACCGCAACACAGGAATTGATGATTCCCTGAAACAGCGACTTGATCCAGTATACAAAATCATACCATGCTGTTTTCATTCCAGCGACCAATAGTTCCCATGCATCGCCAAGCCTGCCTTGCGAAACAAGCTCGACCATTCCGCCAAATGTTTCGCCAAAGATGGTCCCAAGATTGGTAAACGCGAGAGCCGCGGCTATGGCCGCCGCAGCCAGCAAGCCAAGGACAAGCCCTAACGGGTGAGCCATCAAAAACGTGAGCATGACCCCGATCTTCGCGATCAGCGCGGGTATTCCGGCCAAAATGATTTGGACAGATCCAAGAATACCGCGGATCGCAAGAAGAGCTGTTGAGATCAATCCTGTCATTACACCGATGATCTTGAGTGTCAACCCGACCGCGGCAAGGACCAGACCGATCCCCATGGCGATCCCCAAAACCTCAAATAGCAGCCGCAGCCATTTCCCAGTCGAGCTTGTCCATCCATTCAAAGTGTTGAGAGTTGAAACAATAACCATTTCAAGATTTCGCACGATTGGCGAAAACACACTTCCGAAAGTCACGGCCAGATCATAGGCCGCGGATCCGATCCGCTTGAGCGTGCCCCAGACGCCGGACTGCATATGTTCGGCGGTCTTTTTGGCTTCCCCTTCGCAGTTTTGAAGAACTGAAAGAAACTTGCCCATGTCTTTCGAGTTCAGCATGTTGGAAATGCCAGCTGCGCCGTACATTCCAAAAGCCTTTCGGATGAAATTCATGCGGTCCTTTTCGCTCATGGTCGAGACTGCTGCCTGGATGTCTGTGAAGATCTGGGCGAAGTCTTTGAAAGAGCCGTCTTCGTTGAAGACCTGGACACCGGCTTCCTGAAAAACCTTGTCGCGCTGCGCCAGACGGCTCAGAAAGTTTTTCATGGATGTCCCGGCCAGTGAGCCTTCCACACCGGCATTGGCCATGGCCATCAGTCCTGCGGAAAGTTCCTCGATGGAAACGCCTGCGGACTTTGCGAAAGGCGCCGCCATTTTCAGGGATTCCGCGAAAGAGTCCATCGTCAGGGCGGATCCGTTTACCGCGGTCGTGAAGATGTCCGCGTATCGCGCTGATTCCGAAAAGTCAGCCTGTAAAGAGTGCATGGTCGTCAAAAGCGTGTGCGTCACATCCGCAGGAGAATCGGAACCGACCGCCATCGCCAGATCCAGCGACGGTGCGAGAAGTTCCCGCATCTGATCTTTATTCAGACCTTGCGAGCTCATCGTCACCGCGTTCTTTGAGACCTGGTCCAGAGTCCAGGCCGTCGTCCGGCCAAGTCTGCGGACTTCCTTTTCGACTTCCCGATAGTCCTCCGCCGAACCATGCAGCTTCGCCTGGACGGTAAGCATGTCCTTTTCAAATTCAGAATACGCGAAAAGTCCGGCGGCTGGAGCTGTAAAGACTGCGCCGATACTTGCCGCGGCGGACATTGCCTGTCCCGTCATGGCGGCTGCCCGGTCATTAAATTTTTTTGACATCTGCTGGATCGACTGATTTGCCGAAGCGATCCCGGCTTTTGTTTTATCAAGAGCCTGGATCAGGACGTAAGCCCGACCGGCCGCAACACTTCCAACTGCCATTTTTTACCCCATTTTCGCATAATTTTTGAAAAACTCCGGCAAGCTCGCGAACGTTTTCACGACCGCAGGCTTCATATAGGGCCGCTGCGGATATTGAACACTCCGGGTTTCCACGACAAATCCATTCGCTTCATTTCGCTGGATACTTCCATCTTCCAGTTTTCGGCGATACGCTTCCGCCTGTGCCTTGGATGCTTTCCCTGTTCCCTTGGAATGCCGGCGCAGCCGGTCCGTTTTGTAAGCGACGACCTTAATACGTGCGGAACCCCCTTTTTCATGCAGCTCCGGCGTTAAGGTCTGCGTTTTGCGCGGCGTCAAAAGTCTCGGACCGACGATGACCGACGTCATACCCGCCTTTTCAAAACCGATATGCTTTTTGATCCGATGGGATCTTTTCGACTCTGAAAAGTAGAGAGAGTGCGGCGGGGTCCCGGCGGCAGACGGTTTTGGTCTGCCTCCGTTCTTCCGTTCCCCCTTTCGGCTTTTCAGCGAGTTCATCGCGGTTTTTCGGGCGTAAGCTCCCATTTTGCTCAAGGGAGTATACGCTCGTTCCATCAGCTGTCTTTCCAGCCGCGGATTCGGACGGTAAACGGCTTTAAAACTCAACTTCAGGTCTTTCATCTATTTCCTCGAAAAGGAGACTCCCAGCTGGTACAGGTCCTCGCGATTCCGTATCCGTTTTCGATCGGTCCTTTTCCCCTGCGAAAACGGATCAAAATCCTCCGGTTTGGGGATCGGCGGTTTCGCTTTCGTAAAGACCCGCAGGATCGTCACCGGGATCATTGCCAGCGAAGACAAAAGCTGCGCGTCTCGCCGGTATTTCATTTTCAGCCGGGAATCCGTATAGGCCTCAAATTCCCAGAACCGGAGCTTCATCAAGTCGCCAAATTCAATTCCGGCGGCTCCTGCGAGTTCAAGGCATCGGCGATACTCAAGTTCTCGATTTCTGCGGTCAGGCTTTGGATCTGCTGTTCCAGTTCGGCCTCGACTTTCTTCTGCACTTCGTCTCCGGCTTCTTCCAGTTTCCGTTTCGCAGTCTCCAGAGAGTTCCTCTTCATCTGCTGATGAAATTCCTGGATCATAGAAACTTCCGGTGAGAAAAACCCAGTACCCCGAAAAACACTTCCCGGACCTTTTCGATCTCATTGATGCCGATCCCTTTAAGAAATTCCACTTCACGCTGTTCGATCGTCAGGTCCGGCCAAACGACCAGACTTTGCGGTTCAATGATCGACCAGACCATCTCAAACAGCGCACCGGCATCTTCCAGCAGAATCGTCAGCATCTCGCGGGACGGCGCCGTCAGAGAATGGTGATTCAGGATCGTTTTGGAATATTGCCAGGTTTGAAGTCTTCGGATCGTTTCAAAGGTCAGGTCAAGGTCCCAGTGGTTCCCGTTTTTATCTGTGAATGTAGTTTGCATTTCGCGTCCTTTCTGAAAAAATTTTTTCGACAAGTACCACCATGGGGGGACACGAAATGCACGAAACAATGCGAAACTTGCGAAATGCAATTTCCCAGCTGAAATCCATTTCGAGTATTTTTCGCACTTTCGGTGCATTTCGTGTCAGGAATGATAATTATCCTCAAGAAGTTTTGGTTTCTCTTTTCTTTTTCTTTTCGAGCTTTTTCACTGTCCCGGTTCCTTCATCATCCGAGGTCTCAACAACATCGACCTCAACGCCTTCCAGGGCGGCCTCAAGGAGCGTTCGATCCGGATAAACGACAGTATTCGGCGCGATCCGGTGTTTTTCTTTTTCATAGAAAGCCCCGAGCGCTTTGGCTGATCTGTTTTCTGGATTCGCTTCCGCGACCTCTTTCAGCTCGTAAAATTTCACCCCGAACCCCTTGCTCTGGTATCGCGGAAGGATCTCCGGTTTCTTGCCGGCAAGCCGGTCTTTGATATTCTCAATACTCATAACAGATTCTCCTTTTATTCTGGTTTTCAGGTTCACGCGATCTCAAGCCACTGCGGATTCAATTCCTCGCCGTCATTCACAGCGTAAGTGTTCACGCATTTAACCGTTCGCGACGAAACTTCCGAGATCGATTGTTTCCAGTCCATCTCTTTGATGAATACCGGCATGACCAATCCGGCTGAACCGCTTTCTGTAATATCTCCATCCATGATCTTCAAAAGGAAGATCTCCGCGCTTTCCATGGCTTCTTCAAGAAACGCATCCAAAGTCGGATTCATTCCATAAATGACTTCCATCTCCACTTCCCGAAGCGATTTCAGCCCAGGAAGTTCTTTAATATAGCCGGAACCGCGATATTTCAGCTCGACGCCTTCCCGGCCAAGTCCGGAGACGGTCAGATCTCCGATCTCGCCAAGAAGCACATTCACGCCGGCGAGCGGATCCAATGTCGTGGAATAATACGCTTTCATCATCGCGCCGGTCTTCGGCGCCGAAGGTCTTGCCATGTTCATCCTCCATTACGGGTCACAGTAAAAGTCATTTCAAATTGTGCGCAAAACGCTCCGCGCGCCATTTCAAAATAGGAGTACGGCAGGCCGTTCGCGTCGCGTGCCGGCTGTGTCGCGCTCCAGACAAAGTCATTCAGTTCCGCCGTTGCGCGGATGTGGTCCTGTACGGCTTCCGTAAATGCGATATGGTTTTCCGTTTCATCATCCGGACCGGATGAAAACAGGATCACGAATGAAATGACGATCTCTTCGTGGATCAGATCCGCTCCGGTCCGAGTCATCCGGCTGGAAGAAGCAGGACGGCCGAAAACGTAGATCGAGCCGGAATTGGAGGCGATTTCGGGCAGTTCATCGGCAGGGAACCACTTCGGCGAAATGACGAAGTTTTCTTCCATGCCGAATTTTCCTGAAAGTTTTGCCAATTCCAGAGATCCGAGGATCAGATTTCTCAATTCAAGCAGTCGGCTCATCCTTTTTTCTCCCGGACAGCGGAAAGGACCAGGCGCTTTTCATCCGAGGTGACGAATTCAAAAGCGCTGGAATTTCCACCGCGTCCAATTACTTTAAAAATTCCTTTTTCCGTTTCGATCCGATCGTGCAGTTTTGGAGGAAAAAGATCCCCCAAACTTTCACATTCCATCCAGAAATCGAAAAGTTCGATCCCGATCGGCAAAGCGCTTCCCAGGTCTTCGGAAGTCACCGCGGCGGCGGACACCGTCAGCGTAACGGACTCTGGATCCCTGGAATACTTTGCCGGAATGCCGGCTCCGCTGTCGATCAGACCGCCGAGCCGGTTCAACTGCCGGTGAAAGTTCATCATCCCTGGACCGTTCCATTCGGCGCGTGGATGACACAGATGCTTCCGCCGGCTTTCCCGCATCCGCATCCGGGAGTGATCCGTCCAAAATGGACCGCGCCGGCTTTCGTCTGGGTGAACTTTTCACTTTCGGCATCCCAATAGACATCGCCGCCCGCCATCGCCGCGTCCGTGGCCTCGGAACGGTATTCACCGCCCCAGGCATTGAAGCCGACATTCACCATATCTTCCAGCACTTCCAGCGGAGTCACGTAAGGATACCCGTCGTAAACGATGATCTCACCGGAAGTCATCGCTTTTGTCGGCCGGATGTTCACTTTCTGAACTCCCTGCGAAACGATCAATTCAGCATGATTTGCCATATTTCAAAACCCTCCCTAGTTTCCGGTGCAGGCGATCATCAGGCTGGTGTCGCCGGCGTTGAAATTGAAATCCGAATAAATCTTGATCCCCGTTCCAAGCGTGAGCGGATCGTCATCAAAAGTCTCGATATGCGGGGTCGGTGAACCGCCGACGCAGGCAAGATAGAACGGCGCGCGGCTTGCCTTGGAGCAGGCCATGAACCAGAGCGTCGAGGACTGATTCGGGAACGGCTTCCCTTTCAGTTCCTTATACACATTCTGGCGAAGGTTCGTATTGCTGAGGTATCCAGAAATGACGGGGCGATACCTGCCGACAAAATCATTCTTGACTTCGTGCATCCGGATCTCCTCACCGCTTCCGATCAGGTAACTGATGATCGGATTCGATTCGGAGTAGATCTGCGTCGCAGTCTTTCGCAAAGGCTGGCCGGTCAGGATCATGTCCGGGACGACGTAAATCGATTGTCCGTTGCGGTCTACCATGTTTTCAAAAAGGTTTGCTGCGCGTTCGATGGATTCCAGCGAAAGCGCCGAATTCTCGCCCGTGAGCAGGTTTCCTTTTTCCGCCGTGAAAAACTTATCGAAGTTATTCAGCAATGAACCGTAAGCCACTTCATCGATCGTTGCGGGCACTAATTCGCCGATGCCGTTCCAGTATTCGACGATCGCGCCAAGGTCGTCATTGTAAAGAGCCTGACGGCTGGCTTTGTACGCTTTCGCGAAGGTATCCGACCGAACCATCAGCGACTCATCGAACATCGTGCCAAGTTCGATCGTGCCGTCGGATCCCAAAGGCGCGAGCCGGTTATCCCCGCCGAACCAGACTTTTGCCTGCGGCCGAAAGTCCGGCGTGGCCGTGATCTGGACCCAGTCCTGCCAGGTCGTTGGAAGTTCATTGAACGACGCGATGACAGTTTTCTGGGCCGCTTCTTTCCAGAGATAAGAAAGATTGATCGGACCAGAACCTGCGGCATTCATCGCCCGGCGGATCTTCATCGTGTCGATCGTTTCACGCATTTCGGCAAAGAAAGCGTTTGACTTTCGGTTTCCCTGATAGTGGTGCCCATGGCATTCGAAGTAGATCTGATCCAGAATGCCGTGGAGAGTCAGATCGCGAAGTTCCGGCCGGTCAGCGGCTTCACGGACTTTTGGCGAATACCAGGCTTCCATTCCGTAATGACGATACTTTTTATCGACCGTCGGTGTCTTTTCTTCCGGAATATTCACACTTTTGCGGACTTGATTCATCAGTGCGCATTCCATCACTTCCGAAGTGATCGTTTTATCCTGCATGTGGATCGCCGGTCCGACCGGACTGTCCAGGACTGCCTTCCGGCACGCGGCCTGAAACTCATCCGCGCTGACATTCGTTTTCACCGCGAAACGCGCGGCGGCTTCCGCATTCTCAAATTTCGCGCCATCCAGCTCGATCGGCGAGTATCCGGCAGTCATCATGCCAGCGGCGGTGCGGATCATAGAAACACGCAAGGTTTCCTGCTGTTCCGCTTCCATCGTCTTTTTCCAATTTTCCAGATCCGGAATGTTCGCGGCGTTCATCGTCCGTGGGGCATTTTCGCCCGGTGCCGGAGTGTTCATCTGCGAAGCATTCATGGTGTCAGCCGGTTCTTTTTCCGGCGGGATCTTGACGTTTTTCGTCATATCAAATCCTCCTTGGTCATCGGCTTGCGCCGCCTTAAAACTCTGCGTGCCCGCGCACGCGCCAAAAACACAAATGGAACTTTCAAGGATCCTCCCAGGCGAAGGGACCAGGAGCGGCCCCTCAAAAATGATTCCGTTTGCCTCAAAAATTTCACCTTCCGGAACTATCAGCACCATCTCAGGCTCCACTCCCAGCGAACATTCGTAAGGGAAGCCGTTCCTGATATTTTCAAGGATCGAAACTGTCTGTGTTTCGGAGTTCGTCGGTCTCCAGCGCATGACGACAGCCGGCCCGAAGAACGTTTTGCCCTGAAGTTCCAGTACCTCTTCAGCCTGCAAAATATGCTGTTCGGTACTCACTCCAAGGATCTGATCCCTGTCGTGTGAGAACAGGATCGGCGTTTCGTCTTTTTTAAACATCAGTTTTTCAAGGTCGAATACGACCGGTGAATCCCATCCGGCGAGATCCATCTTTTCGCCGGTATAGGCGACCATCCAGAATTCATCAGGTCCGGTCGTTTCAAACTTCCCAGCGCATTGCATCAGCTTCTTCATTTCCATTTCCTCCGTTATGGTTCAGTCTCTTCGGGTTTTATTCCGTCAAGAGTTTCGATCTCAGCCCGGATCCGCGCCAGCTCCAGTTGAAATTTCGCGTCATCGAGTAAATCCGCGCGATATTCATCAATGTCTTTGTTAAAGTATGTTTCCTGCACATCCCGCGTCGATTTCAAACCGGCGGAAAGCGCGATCGCCAGCGCGTTCATCTCTTTGGTCGGATCTGTATGCTTAATGGTTACGGAATCCCATTGAAAGGTAAGATCCGGCAAAGTCCGATACTCCTGCGGAAGCGCTCCATCGCAGAAATATCCTTCGGTCACGATCCCCTGCTCATACCAGATCCGCACGATCTTCCGGCCGACGTCTTCTTCCCATGAAAAACGCTCGGCCTTTTGCGCATTCGTATAAATGCCCGCGTCCAAGACTCCGCTTGCCATATTGGAGTTATGGCTTGACCCGATGAGCATGTTGAATGGAATGCAGAGCGGACGAAAGATCTCCCGATTTAATGCGCCCTGAAAAGCATCATAATCCGGGCCGACCGGCACACGGTCCAGCTGTTTCATTTTCTGGCCGGCCGGCAATGCGGTGAACATTCCGCTCTCGATCGGGAACGTATCGAAGAACATGTCGTTCTTCTGCGATTCCGCGGCGTATGGCGAAAGTTCCGTTTCCAGGACAGCCGCCAGGCTTGCCTGCAATTCCATGCATTTCAAAAGCGCGTAGGTGTACCTTCTTGCGATCGCGCACAGCGGCAGACTTGCAGTCAGCTCCGGGATCCCGCGATGCCAGGTCCGGTACGGCTTGAACCAGTGGCACACCCTTTCCGCGGGGACCCATTCTCCGAGAGTTTTCATCTTCGGCCGGATGTACGGTTCGCCGCCCGGATGAAACTTCAGGATATGATACGCGGTCGGAATGCCGTGTTCATCCAGCCGGATGCCGTCCACATTGGAACTCCATGTCGAATTTGGACCATCGAGCGGATCGGTGATGCAGTCAGCTTCGATGATCTTCCAGTCGATCTTTACAGGGTCCGAAAGCTGTGGATTCCAAAAAGAAACGGCAAAGGTTTCACCGTCGATGATCTTGGAAACTCTCATCTGCCAGATCTTTTTGCGCAGCTTCACGGCATTCTGCCATTGCAGGAAACGGCGTTCTATGCGGTTCCGAAGTGCTTTCGGCATCATTTCATCTTGGATCCGGATGCGAAGTCCGGATCCTGCCATGTCGTTCGCGACAGTTTGGATAGCTCCGACCGCATAACTGGAATTCTCAAGGAACTCGTACCGGCTTCGATTCCGCAAGACTCTGCGCACTGCGGCAGAGTTGGCAGCATCCGGAGAAAGTCCATCCGCTTTGAGCCAGTGATTCCGCATGGAATCGTAATTCTGGGCGCCTTCATACCTGGCAAGCATCAGCATCCCGTCGCGTTTCGCCTGAAGCAGCGCGGAACGGCTCGCTTCCAGTTCCTTTTTCAAAACTTCCGCACTTTCGGTCATAGTTCCACTCCGTGTAAGGCACACCAGCTCAGGACCGCGTTCCGGCACTGGTCAAAAAGCTGCGAGATCCTCGACTCGCAGAAGTTGAGTTCTTTCCCTATCTCCTTCATGGTCCATCCGTCCCGGTACATCCGGACGATCTTTCGGCTTCTTTGCCCCAGGCAGTCGTTGAATACCTGGTCCAGGTCGATGCGCTGATCCAGCTGTTTGAATTCATTTCGGCTTTTACGGTCCGCAAGGAAGCTCAGCTCAAAGCCGGAGTCTTCGTCATTCGAATGCAGAGCTTCATATCCATAGATGAAACCTTTTCTCTGATCCTGCTTGGCATATTTGACGGCGTCGCGGACTTCCCAGGCAAGTTTCAGCCGAAACCAGTTCATGAAGGTCATCCCTTTCTTTTTGCTCCACTTATTTGCGGAGACCCAGGCGGCATGGATGCAGTGAGACTGGATGACGAAATCCCGATCGAAAAAAGGGATCTCTGGCAAACATCGGAAAGTTTTCTGCACGATCCCGGGATTTTCTTCGCACCAGACCAGCGCATCCCAGAATCGGTCGCGAACCGCTTTGGGTGTCCTTTTCCCAGGCATGTATTTCCCGCCGTCATCGTAAATCGCGCGAACCCGTTTCTCTTTCATCTCTTTCCTTTCTTGAGCTGCCAGCTTTTAGCTACTAGCTAATAGCTAATGGTTAATAGCTAATGGTTAATAGCGACGATATTCCCATCTCCATCACGTGTCAGACTGTGCACGGAAAGCGTATTTCCGGCGGTGTCGTAGGTGGTGAGGGTATTACCCGAGACGGACCAGTGGTCGAGCAGCGCGCGGACTTCCGCGAGTTCCGAAGCCTGCGCGAGTGTCGAGGTTTCGACAGTTCGTCCTTCGGAGTACTTCCAGACGTTTTCTGGAACCGCGCTGGCGTAAAGGCTGACAGTTGACAAAATGTCTTCCCTCGCGGTAAGTAAAGCCTCCGAAGTCGCGAACCCTTCGGCGGTTTTCCAGTTCGCGTCGCCGTAGGTTTTTAGCTCGGAAAGGTCCACGGTTTGCGTAGTTGTCGTGAGTTTCACGTCGTCCGGAGTGGCAAAACCTTCGGCGGTGGCGCATTTCTGGACGAGTTCATTTTTCACGGATGTCAACTCCGCGGAAGTTGCCAGCTTCGCCAGGGCGGATTCGATTGCCGCGAGGCGGCTTTCGATCGCCGCGACCCTTGATTCCGTCCAGACGCACGACCCGCCGGAGGTGTTGGAACCCGAACCGGTCTCACCTTCCAGCGAATACGTTTTCGCCGAGAGTTCATCGTAGGTCAGGTTTTGAAGTTCGGAGTAGGTCAAATCGCTCATGGGGTCTCCTTTCTCTGTTCATAGCGTCCCGGCGCGAGTTTTAATTTGCCGTCAAGGTCGCGGAATGTAAAGGTGTTGTACCATCTTTCGCCGCGCATCTTTTGGCAAAGTTCCGACCAGCAGTCAGCCTGACCGATGAAATTCTGGAAAGGAGCGTAGCCTTTGAACGTTTCGTCGGAGTAAAGGTATCCGAGGATCTGTTCCGCGATATGTTTGCACGGCCAAGACTCTTTTTCAAGCTGAAGGCGCATTTTCCGCGCACCTTCCGGACGGATGAGCATCGCGTTCGTGTTGAAACCCAGCGCGGGTT